TACAGCAATGATAAAACATCAAACCACAATTAAAGGAACTTATAGTGGGATTGTTACAGGAACGCCTCCTACGAATTTAACTAGCGATTGGGTTGGGATAATATAAAACTTTATATTTATATACATGAATGAAAATCAAAAAAATATAACAAAGAAAATAATACGTGAGTATGTGGTAAACTATTTAATGGAAGGTAAGAAGCCAAAAGGTGGCCTTTCCAAATGGTTTAAAGAAAAATGGATTGATATTTCACGTAAAAGCAAAAAAGGTGGGCATCCACCATGTGGTGATTCCGCTGGAAGTAAGTCAAGAAAAGGTGGAAAGCGAGCATATCCAAAATGTGTACCTGCAAGTAAAGCAACATCAATGACTTCAAAACAAAAGAAAAGTGCAGTAACACGTAAAAGAAAATATGGTTCAACTGAACGTGGAAAGGCAAAAATGGTTTCAACTTATACAGAAGGTTAGTTATGGAAGCAGATAAAAGATTAGAATGGATTCTAAAGGGAGTTGCAACTTTAGTTGGTTTGTTATTTGTATTCTATATGTTTAAGGACACACAGAATTCAGCAGAAGAAATTAAACAATACACAAAAACAAAAGATAGTTTGGAAGGTGTAATTCAAATGTATCAAGCGGAGTACATAATTCTAAAAGAACACTCTGATAGATTAGATTCGATTATAAAGTCGCAAACCGAGAAGGTAAAATATATTAAGAAAAACTTTTATATATTTAAAACACCGAAAATCAATAATCCAGATTCAGCAACAAAGTACATTCAGAATTTTATAAAAGAGTAAGTTATGAAATATATATTAGTTTTTTTATTTGCAACTACAATTATGTTTTCTAAGGAAAAAGAAACTATTAAAAAAATAGATTCTGTTGTTTGCTTCAACAAAATAGAAATTACAATTCTTGCTAATAAAATACAGACATTAAAGGATTCAATTGATTATTTGAAATTGATAGTAAGTGAACAAGACACTTTGATTGATTTACATAAAACAAGAGTTAATTGGTATAATTTAATGTTATCGAATCGCCAAAAAGCGTTTGATGCTTGTAGAATTCAATCCGATGCACTACAAAGAACTGTGGATGAATTACAACCACGTTGGTACGATAATAAATTATTGTGGTTTATGAGTGGAGCCGCAACTGTGATTTCAATAATATTGGTTACTAAATGAGTGGTATTCCAAAGAATCTTAAAGAAATTGTAAAAGACGAGTATGCAAAATGTGCTAAAAATCCTGCGTACTTTATGAAACGATATGCAAAGATTCAACATCCAACTCGTGGCAAAATGTTATTTGAATTATACCCATTCCAAGAAGATGTATTACATGAATTCAATGAACACCGTTACAACATTGTACTCAAGTCAAGGCAGTTAGGCATTTCTACGTTAATCGCTGGATATTCGCTTTGGATGATGTTATTTAATAATGACAAAAATATTCTTGTTATTGCTACAAAACAAGATACAGCTAAAAACTTGGTAACTAAAGTTAGAGTTATGTATGATAATTTACCAAGTTGGTTAAAGACAGGAGTTCAAGAAGATAATAAATTATCACTCCGTTTTAATAATGGTTCACAGATTAAAGCCGCGTCGGCTGCATCGGACTCTGGACGTTCTGAAGCGTTGTCACTTTTGGTGATAGATGAAGCAGCGTTTATTGAAGAGATTGAACCAATATGGGCTTCCGCACAACAAACTCTTTCAACAGGTGGATCTGCAATTATAAATTCTACTCCAAACGGTGTTGGTAATTTTTATCATAAAAAATGGGTAGACGCAAAATTAGGTCAGGGTGGATTTAATCCAATAGAATTATTGTGGCAACTCCATCCCGAACGTGATCAAGAATGGCGAGATGAACAAGATATACTACTTGGTCCAAACATGGCTAAACAAGAATGTGATGGGAACTTCTTAGCTTCTGGACGTGCAGTTGTTGATGGGGAATTGGTACAATGGTATGAGCAAACACATACAATGGATCCACTCGAAAAACGTGGTGGTGAAGAAGCATTATGGATTTGGAAATATCCAGACCCAACGAGAGATTATATTGTAGTTGCTGACGTTGCACGTGGTGACGGAAACGATTACTCCGCATTCCATGTAATTGATGTTGAAAGTTTAGAACAAGTTGCTGAGTATAAAGGCAAGTTGGACACGAAATCTTATGGTAATACATTAGTTTCAATAGCAACTGAGTATAATGACGCATTACTTGTTGTTGAAAATGCGAATGTTGGTTGGGCAGCAATTCAACAAATAATTGACAGAAATTATGGAAACCTATATTATACGTACCGTGAAGATGGTTATGTAGACCCATCGGTACAATTACCAAAAGGCTATGACTTAAAATTAAAGCAAAATATGGTTCCTGGTTTTACAACGTCATCGAAAACTCGTCCACTTCTAATTTCTAAATTAGAAACATACTTCAGAGAAAGGGGTCCAATAGTTCATTCAAGAAGGTTAATTGAAGAATTATATGTATTCATTTGGAATGGTGCAAAAGCAGAAGCACAGCGTGGTTATAATGACGATTTAGTAATGTCTTTTGCAATAGGATTATGGGTACGAGACACCGCTATGAAATTAAGAAAAGAAGGTATGGCACAAACTCGTATGAGTTTGGATTATGTTGGTAAAGCGAATTCTATACACAAGCCAATGTATGGTTTTGGAAACGGAAACGATAATGGTTGGTCAATGGAAGTAAATGGAAACGATGAAGATTTAACTTGGTTGATAAAATAAGGTTTAACTATTTTTAATACATATTTATATAAATAAGAAACATAAATACAATAGGTGCTAAATGGCTGAAAAGAAATCATTATTTGATAGACTTAAAACTTTATTTTCTACAAATGTTGTTGTTCGCAATGTTGGTGGAAAACAATTGAAAGTAGTGGATACTGCTCGTTATCAAGCGGATGGCAATCCTCATACTTCAAAAGTTATCGATCGTTACGGTAGACTACATGGTACTCGTGGTACACCTATTTCTGTTTACAATCAATACAACTCATTTTCAGCAACTAAGATAGACTTATATACAGATTATGAAGCAATGGATACCGACGCAATAATTTCTTCTGCATTGGATATTTACGCAGATGAGAGTACACTAAAAAATGATCAAGGTGATGTTTTAACTATAAAAACTGACAATGATAATATTCGTAAAATACTTAAAAATCTTTTTTATGATGTTTTGAATATAGAATATAACTTATGGCCATGGGTTCGTAATTTAGTTAAGTATGGGGATTTTTATTTGTATTTGGACGTAAAAGATGAATTGGGTGTAACTAACGTTGTTCCTTTTTCTCCATATGAAATGCAACGTGAAGAAGGAACAGATCCAGAACATATTTACATGACTAAGTTTATATATGAGGGTCCACTTGGAAAGGGTGAATTTCAAAATTATGAAATAGCTCATTTTCGTTTACTCGGTGATACAAATTATCTTCCGTATGGTAAATCAATGATTGAAGGTGGAAGAAAATTGTATAAACAATTAGTTCTTATGGAAGACGCTATGTTAATTCATAGAATTATGAGAGCTCCTGAGAAACGTATATTCAAAGTTGATATTGGTAATATTCCACCCGCTGAAGTTGATCAATATATGCAAAACATTATGAATCGTATGAAGAAAACTCCGGTTATGAATGAGCAAACTGGTGATTATAATTTACGTTTCAATATGCAAAACTTATTAGAAGATTTTTACTTACCAGTTCGTGGTGGACAATCTGGTACTTCTATTGAAACTCTTGCTGGTTTACAATATCAAGCAATTGAGGATGTGGAATACCTTAAAAGTAAACTATTTGCTGCTCTTAAAGTACCAAAGCCGTTTTTGGGATATGATGAAAAAGCGGAAGGTAAAGCAACACTTGCCGCATTAGATATTCGTTTTGCAAGAACAATTGAAAGAATACAAAGAATTGTTGTTTCTGAATTAACCAAGATTGCGATTGTCCATTTGTATGCACAAGGTTATGAGAATGCAGATTTGGTAAACTTTGAATTAAATTTAACTGGTCCTTCTATTATATACGAACAAGAAAAAGTTGCTTTAATGAAAGAACGTGTTGATTTAGCCGGTTCTTTAATTGAAAAGAAGTTATTCTCAATGAAATATATTTATGCAAACATATTCAATCTTTCGGAAGATGAGGCAGAATTTGAAAAAAATGAAGTTCTCGAAGATATTAAACATGCTTTCCGTCAGAAACAAATTGAAAGTGAAGGAAATGATCCAGCTATAACGAAAGAATCGTTTGGTACACCACACGATATTGCTAGTATGCAAATTAAAGGTGGTGGAAAATTAATAAATGACGTAGAAGTTCCAGATGGTGGATGGCCAGGTGCTGGTAGACCTGCTAAAAATCTAAATTATGCAACGGATAATCATCCAATGGGAAGAGATCCAATCGGTAGTAAAGATTTAGGTAGAACATTATCAAGAACAAAAACTATAAGACCAGAGAATAAATCTGGTTCTCCACTTTCTTTAGAAAATAAAGACCTTGGAAATTTAATTAATAGTATGTCTGGAATAAAAATAAAGACTAAAAAAATCATTTCGGAAAGTCTTAAACCAACTGTTAAAGAGGAAATTGAGCCAGATATGTTGAATGAAAATAATTTATTAGATGAATTATGATTTTTGTTATATTTATTATATGAAGTGTACATTTATTAGGTATAAGTAAAAATGAAAAAAATAAAACATTCAAAGTTTAAAAATACCGCGATGTTATTTGAACTATTAACTCGTCAAATAACATCCGATATTATTTCTTCAAATGAATCAATAGCGATACAGATTTTGAAGAAGTATTTCAACAGACATACTGAACTTATAAAAGAATATAAGTTATATAAAACACTTTGCGATGAAAGATTAAAATCAG